CTACGGCCAAATCTTGTTTCTTTTTGGTCAGAGCCTTGGCTCCTCCTCGAAGGGTTTGCCCTTTATCTGAATAGATATTTTCTGGTGTCGTTTCCAATCCAGCCTTTTCTAACTTCTTCTCGAAAATCTCATCAGAATTAATTAACACAAGCCCCATTGAAGTAAGCCCTGTCTTTCCGGCAATGAATGACTTGCCCGAACCTGGGCCACCGGCCATGAACACAGCCTTGAAAATTGCAGGATCATTGACGCCTTCTTGCAGCAATAACTGTATAAATGAGTTGAACTCAGACTCGGTGATTGTGGTTCCAAGAACCTTGTCCAAACGAGCCTTCAATTCCTCGCCGGTTGAATTAAGAAGTTCATGAAGAGGATACCCTTGACTCCAGACCTTCTCTAACTCTTTAATGTTTTTATATTCTTTAGGTGTTAATACCATTTTTAACCTCCCCAATGGGCAACTGTTTGTTCAGGCAAAGGCTGACTATATGCATCCTTTGAAACTTCTAATTCGGTTTTATGTATAAATCGACCCTTATCTGTTCTATTTAATACATGTCGCAATCCGCTAATTAAATACCTACCCGACAAATATTTATCTTTAAGTTCTTCAGACTCAGCAGTATTATTATGGTCTAAATTAGGAGCAGAAATGGGAAGGTCTAATTCAATAATTTCACCTATACTACGATCACTATTTCCCGGAATACTTATATGTAAATTAATCGCAAAAAGATGTGACATTTGAGAATTGCGTACCAGAGCCGTCGAAGATGACCTGGTTGGATTTTGGGTTAAAGGATATGCGCCATAGTGTGTAGGAACATGATTAATAAATGAATCCCTATATGCACCTAATCGCAGATCATTATGGATAGGTGCGTCAGAATTTTCTCCAGAAGGGGTTTTATCAACATGAGTCAACTTAGGAAATTCCTTAAAATAATTATAAGTTCCTTCGTCTGGGAGGGGGATTTGTCTAAGAACAAGATCGTGAGATTTAATAGTAGAGGCATACATTCCAGACACAACACTATTTAATAGGTTTGGTGTCGTGGCGGTCACGTTAGATATGGTATGAAAACTATCTACGGTTGTTGTTTTGTCTGTATGGACTATGGCCTTTTTATATAGTTGTGCAATAGGAACCTTAGAATCGACCAAGGCTTCAATTGGTCCAAAATAATATCCATTTTTTCCTTCAAAAAATACATAACTAAGTCCAGAACGATACCTAGGAGATTTTGCCCACTTACATAACCAATTGATTGCCTTGAAAGGACTCATTGTAGGAACAACACAACTGGTCTGGTCTAAAGTAGGAATCGGACTTAATTCTTTATCAGATACCGGTTTAATATACTGATCGAATATATTTTTAACCATATCTGAAATTAACATTTGATTATAGGCTTTTGAAAATTGAACTTTCTGATTTTTAACCCACTCAGGAGAATAAAACTTTAGGTTATATACCATTCCTCCCTGACCAATACTATAACGATTTCGTATCTCTACAATTTGACCAACAAACTTATAAGACTCATTCATAGAAGGAGTAATAAATTCAATTTCGATTTTCTCGCCCGTAATAATAGGAATCTTTGTCAATAGGTCTTGGCCATCAATGATTCCGATTTCACCTTCTATATAATTACGCTTAATATTTTCATAGATGGAAATATTCTGCCAAACGTCACCTAATAGCCAAGGACTGTTGTGGTGTGAGGAGTATATATTCACCGCAAGGATATTTACATTACCTGGCTCGCGAATGCCTTCTTGCAGAGGAGGATTGGCAGATGGAGACATTGTAAATTAACCTTTCACTAATTGTTCAAATTCATCAACAAATTCATGCAAATATTCTCGTTTCAAAAGATAAATGGTTCGTTTATCTTCATTGATCGTATCTTCATAGGTATAATTAGACACAATCTTTTTACTCAAATCAGATGGCGAGTTTGGATTAGAATTGTTTGCATATCGGGTCTGGTCAATCCATACCCTATCAGCCAACAAGGTTGTTCCTGTAGAATTATAATAATTCATTTCATAATGATGTATTCCTGTCTGAATTGAAACTGTTTCCGTATCTGTATCCCAGGTAAATGCCGGGTATGTATTTGAATTTAAGTCTAAACTAATCACAAAATTACGGTTAGGATGTGTACTGTCAACCGGGACACCATTTACATCCATGGGTCGATAGGTTGATCTACCCGTCACTTTGGCCGAAGTTGCATAAGAACTCTTAGAATATAATGCAAGATTGCTACTGTCATACCAACCCTCTGGAATAAAAATAGTTACAACATCATCCACATAGATACTTGAAAATGGATCTGAGGTTTTCGCATTATAAATGATAATTGATGTAGAATGTCCGGCAGGCATGGTACCAATATCAATTTGGGAATTCGCTCCAAATCCAGAACCTTTGTGTTGTTCATATGAATGCCATTGAGGAACCATAATAAAAGGCATCATATATCCACCAGTCGATAAGTTTATACTCAACCCCTTTGCTCGATCTACACTTCCATACTTACCAGAGATATAACTTTCAAAATTTGAATCGTTTAATACAAAGTCATACGTTGGATGAATAATATTATTCATTAGCATAACAACCCAATGATATTGGGCAGAACCATAATACTTATCGGCAATAATTTCTGGAGTGTCTCCCTCTTGTGTTGGATAGTTATAAAAAATTGCTCCATCCAATAGAACCTCAACCCGGATCTTAATTCGCCGAAGTATATCCACGACGTATTTACTGCTCCCGTCGCCATCAACATCATATGTTATATTAGGAAATTTTTGAAATAAACGTAAAGGCATTGTTAGTATCCTTCGTCAATCTTATCTTTGTGCATAATTTCAAGTTCAGTAAAGGTTAAATTAATCGAAGTTTCCACTGGATAATCATCATAAAATGTACTATTAACTCCAGATGCAGCATGATTAATACTGACCCCCGTCAATGCGGATCTGGCAATTTTATGAGTCTGGGCGTCATTAAAAAATGTAATATCAAACACATTTGGATATGCGAAATAAACTCCCGTCTTTACATCAACCATCGCCGGGGAGGCTGCATACTTAAATAAGTTTGTAATCTCACGAATTTGTTTGGCTTCGGCAGAATTTCGGGGAGCCATTTTAAAATCAAAAGTGAATGTACGAAAGTCTATATTATCAAAAAACATTGCAAGGTGTGGATTATGAGACACACCTAAAGCCTTACCCGTAACACTAGCGGCAGCACCTGGATTTCCTGTCATTCCTCCCCCAACTAACGAGAGGACTTGTTGAGCTAGTCTATGACGACCGGATTTTAACGACTGTAAGGTTTTATTTGATGTAAGGTTTTGTAGAGCTTCTGTCATTAGTCCTCCTGCCTCGGTCAATCCCGCGCCAGTCAAGCCTGTTTTTTCTTGATTCCAATTAAATTTCAAATTTTCTGTTCGGCTGTGTGGAGCATAAATCATAATAGATCCTTTTCCGTGGGCTCTACCCGATCCGGACAATCCCAAAAGGTCTTTACCTATACCTCCAATCCCAAAAGGCAAATCATTCAAAAAATTAGTGGCAACAGATTTACCTAAATTAATAGGAGCCAGAATGGCTGTGGTTACCAATGCAGAGGCTTTTTCGGATACACCATCTACGATTTTATCTAAAAAAGACGACTTACTTGATCCTCCCGCAGATATTTTCCGTGCTGAAGCTGGAGAAGATACTGCCGCATCAATAATTTCTTGAATATCAAAGCGAACCCAATGGCTTTCTTCTGAAGAATCTAGGTTCAACGGATACTGAAGAAATATACCTTCATATTTATTCTTGTATAAGGAGTCCATACCCTCGACGTTAACAACCTGCGTAAGCTCACTCTCGACCGCACCAGCAGCGCCTTTGAGGGTTTCTACCGTTTTAGCTACGGGTCCCTCTTCTGTAGCGTTATCTGTCATTTTTATTTTCCCCTAAATCTGAAAATATGCTACTACTATTTATACATAATACCATGAGTTATAAAGGCAAATGGCGACCAAAAAATCGAGACAAGTATGATGGTGATCCTACAAAAATCACATACCGATCCCTATGGGAAAGGCAAACTTTCAAGTGGTGTGACACAAATTCAAATATAAAATCCTGGTCTAGCGAATCAGTTGTCGTACCCTATAAGTCTGCGACAGACGGCAAAATGCACAGATACTTCGTCGATCTCAAAATAACATTCAATGAAGGTCATACAATTTTGGTTGAAATTAAGCCTAAGCGCCAGACAAAACCCCCCAAAAAACAGACTCGAAGAACTCGCAGATATATCAAAGAAGTAATGACCTATGGTATGAACATCTCAAAGTGGACCTTTGCCGAAGAATATGCAAAAGATCGTGGATGGGAATTTCAAATCTGGACAGAAGACAAACTCAAAGAACTTGGTATAAAAATTATAAAATGAAATAAATACCTATATGGCCAGACTAATCTTTCAAAAAACTCTCAAGACTGCATCCGAGAAGGGAATTATTCCAGAATCTTCTCGCAAAGCTGTACGGTGGTTTAGGCGCAAGGCCAGAGGTATAAGGACATCTCCGCGAGATATATTGTCCGAACAAGAACGCTGGAAAAGAACCACTCTCAAACGACAACTGCTAGGAAATATGTATTTTTTCATATATGATCCTGTAGGAAAGGATACATTGCCATACTGGGATACATTTCCTATTGTTATTCCTATCGAACTCACAAACGATGGTTTTATAGGTATTAATTTCCATTATTTAGATCCGCGATTTCGTGCAATTCTCATGGATCGACTCAATGAGTTAGAACGAGACGAGCCAGACCTCATGGATAAATCAGAACAATCACAATCAGGCAAGCTAGATTGGAGAAAGATTCGTTATCGCCGGCTATCCAACCTGACTCGGTATAAATACTTTAGACCTTGCCTTAAACGATATAAGTTTAAAAACATACAGTCAAGGCTGATACAAGTAGAGAAACCAGAGTGGGATATTGCATTATTTTTGCCATTAGAAAAATTTCAAAATCGCTCGGGGCGCTCTCCGGGACTAACCAGAATATGGAACGATAGTAAAAATGCCTTTTAACATCAACGGATTTAAATCTGAAATAAACAAACAAGGGGGCTTGGCCACTCCTAATAAATTCCGGATGCTCATTACGGGAGGAGTTCTGAAATCAAGCAAAGCCCGAGCCATTGCCATGCTAATCAACCAGGCCACTATTCCTGGACGAGCCTTGGCCACGAGCGACATTCGCACACACGGACCTATCAGAAAAGCTCCATATAACAGCATCTATGATGATCTACAAATTTCAGTTTATTGCACAAACAACAATCTTTTTCCTAGAGACTTGTTTGAAGAATGGCAAAACTCAATTATCAAAAACACGACCGGAAGAGTCAATTACTTTGACCAATATGTGGCAGACCTTGAAGTAGAACAATATGATGAAAACCAAAAAGTAATATTTGCCTGTAAATTCATTGATGCCTATCCTGTAATCGTTGCACCCCTCACACTAGATTGGTCTGCAACAAATCAAATTCAAAACCTAAGTGTAACTTTTGCATACAGAAAATGGCAGGTAGATCCGCTTCCTATTTCGCCGTTCGGAAACAATCTTGCAATCAACAGTCTTTATCCAAACTTTGATGTGGGAGGACTAATTGATAACTTTGGAATTTCAGTATTGAATCGCAGCGACGGTCAGTTCATGGCCGGCGTAAAAAAGGCTGGAAATTTTCTTGGTAATATTTAAATAATAAAATAATAATGGAGATAGATAAATTATGAGTTTACCCAAAATTGATGTACCTATATATGAGTTGACATTGCCATCGACAGAACAATTAGTACAGTATAGACCTTTTCTTGTAAAGGAAGAAAAGGTTCTTATGATGGCCGCAGAGAGCAAAGACGACAAAGACATGATAAATGCAGTCAAGCAAATTATCAACAATTGTTGTCTAACAGAAGAGATTAAAATAGATTCCTTATCATCCTTTGATCTAGAATACTTTTTTATTCAACTAAGAGCAAGATCATCAGGAGAAACAGTCAGTCTATTATATCCGTGCGAAAAGGAATCATGCAAGGAAGATATACCTTTTGATGTTGACCTGACAAAAGTAGAGGTTTTCAAAAATCCAGATCACACAACAAAGGTTGAATTGACGGATGATATTGGAATTGTGATGAAGTACCCGCAACTACGTTCTATAGGAAAAATTAATAGCGATAGCGAAGTCGAATCAACATTCCAAATGATTATAGATTGCATTGATTATATTTACGACGATGAAGAAATTCATAAGGCAAAAGATGCAACCAAGAAAGAACTGAGAGAATGGATTGAGGGATTGTCCCAAGAAAACTTTATTAAAGTTAGAAATTTTTTCGAGACAATGCCGAAAGTGAAATATGATGTAGAGCTAAAATGTGGAAAATGTAAGACAGTAAACAAGATAGAAATTGAGGGTATGAACAGTTTTTTCGGATAGGGCTCAGTCGGGAAAGTCTGGTTGGTTATTACCAACATAATTTTGCAATGATGCAACATCATCATTACAGTCTGGCTGAGCTTGATAGTATGATACCTTTTGAACGAGAAATTTATTTGGGATTATTACTAGAATGGATCCAAGAAGAAAACGAACGAAGAAGAAACGAGGCAGGTAACAAAGGATGGCCCTCCCAAGACTAGTACAAGCAGGCGCAGGAATTACCTCGGCCGGAATGAATTTCGGGCGAGACGTTGCCTCACCAATATTAGCTCCGGCGCAACAGTTCATGGCCGGGGCCCGGAACCCAATAGGAACAATCACCAATCAAATTGGTGGTGCGCCCATTGTAGGGGCAACGGGAAATCTTGTTCGTGGTGTGGCCTCATCAGTTGCCGGAGCAGCCAAGGGTATTACTCCAGTTTCCGTTCTAGGATTTGATAAACTTCTTTCCTTTTTTAAACGAACAGAACAACGAGCCCTTGATGCCGCGGCCAAATCTCGTAGAAATAGATTAGTAGAAATAGAAGAACGTCGAGAAAGACTGAGACGAACCAAGGCAAAAAAGGTAAGACCTAAAGGCAAAGGCAAATCTAAAGGCAAATCTGATGATGATGATGATGATGATGGAATCGAAATAGATGCAGAAAATATATTTAAGGGATACGCCTTATGGAAACTGTTCAAGGTGGCCAAGTGGGGAGTCAAGGCGCCATTTAGATTTATTAAATTCTTTTTTAGTCAAATTTGGCGTGCATTATTACATCCACTCACATCAATAAAAAACGTAGGAAAACTCTTTCTTACTGGCTCGCTGGCCAAAGTGTTCGGTCCCAAGGCCATTGAAGCAACATCAGCAAAAGCAGCAGCAAAAGCAGTATCAGGAGCGGCTGGTAAAAAGGCAGTAGAAACAGCAGCAGCGGCAACAGCAAGAAGCGCAGCAGGTCCAGGATTCTTTAGATTTGCAATAGGAGGACTGTTTGTAGGGCTCATGGCAGGATTGGCTAGTCTTGGTTCTGGATTGTCAAATATAATGGGAAATGCTTTTGCAAAACTTATGCCGAAGACTGCCCTTAAAGTTGGACCCTTGCAATACGTGGCCGGAAAAGCCATGGCTTTTATCAAGTCAATTCCCAAAGTCCTGGGGTTCCTCCTTGGTGAGGTTGGGGCTTGGATAAGCCTTCGGATGGAACTCCTCCTCTCCAAAATTAGTGGATCTAAATTAATGAAATCCCTCGGTGTTACATTAGGAAAAGGTGGATTTCTACAACGAATTATTCTTCCGGGCCTCAAGAGATTCTTCGTCAAAGGTATAGGTGGATTTCTTCTAAAAGGAATCACCGCAATGGTGTTAGGAATCGCAGCACTTCCCGTTACGACCATAACCGGGGGCCTTCAAGCCATCAAAAATATGTTAGCATATATTTTCGACGGAGATCCAAATACTGACGCAACGATTCTAGGAGCAATACAAAAACTGTTTAGTGGATTTATCGAAGGGTTCTCTTTCGGAATGGTATCAAGCGAAAATGTAGAAAGTTTCGGAAGCATGGTCTGGACCAGTTTCATGAAACCATTCTTGGACAAGGCTGCCGTGATGATGGGTTTTGAAGGTGGAATTGACGAACTTGCAACCAAATTCTGGGAAGGGTTTAAGGACACCTTCGTTACCATGATGGCTGTTACTTGGAACTGGATGAGAGATAATGTTACTACGGAAAATATAGTAACAGGAATAGTAAAAGGAGTAGAGGCCGTGAGAAATTGGATTACAGAATTACTTGATTTATTGGGATCGGCTGGTATGTGGTTAATTAAGAAGATTATTGATTTAACCGAAGGATGGCAACATTCCTTTAAAATGTGGATTCTAAGTAAAGTTCCTGATATGTTTATGCCCGACGACATTGCTGCCCGATGGACCTCAGAAAACAAAACATATCAAGACAACGAGGTGACGCGGAAGAAGCAGAAAGATAAACTTTACAGGCAGCAATATGAATCAGGTAATCTAGGAGCTTGGGATAGAATAATGGTAGAGCGGGCAGAATTAGATTATCAGACTGCCAAGAGACTACACGACGAGCAAGTCGCCGATAAGAAGGCCATGGGCTGGTACAAGATGGCCGGAACTTCGCCGGAAGAATTTAGGTCAAGAACAATAGAAGGTGACTCAGGCCCAATGATCCTTAGCAGTTCCTATACTGACGCCAAGCAGATGAATGTTTCAGTCGTGGGGACCGACGAGGTGACGACGCCGGGTGAGGGAGCCATCGCCCAGTGACCCCGTAACCAAGGAAGGGGAGAGCCTCGAAAGACCCTCCCCTTCGGTTTAGAGACTCATAGGACAATCCTACGAGCCTTCTTCGCTACGCCTCATCGGCGAGCTTGCTGAAGTATGAAAGACTATCATCCTCCTCACTTCCAGCATCGGCCTCAGCGGTCGGCATCGAACGTGCATCTATCGACTGTCGCGTCGGCGCGGGGGAATCATCAGTATCAGCAAAAGAATTTCCATCTTCTCCCATTACACTTGCCTCAAGACCAAGAACCCTGGTCATACGAGTAGCTAACTCTTCATATGACTTGAAGTTCTTAGGCTCAAGAAATTCTTGAAGTGAATATTCTTGATT